GAAGATTGAGGTGGCAATGAAGATGAATCCAGACCTCGACATGGTTGACCTTCGTAACAAGATGGAGAAGGATGTTGGTGTCTGGATTACATATGTCGAAGAAGACGACAACATAAATAACGTTGACTTTCCTGTAGGATGGTCAACTGGAAATACTGCAATTCACCTTGCATGTCAAAGTGGTGCAGAAGAAGTTTATATCTTGGGATTTGATTTGTCAACATATGACGAGCCATTGAACAATGTATATAAAGGGACAGATAACTATCTGTCAAGTGATGCAAAAGGTTTTAATTCAGTCAACTGGATTAACCAGATGCAAACTGTTTTTACAGAGTATAAGGATGTTAAATTCTATTGGGTTGATCCTGTTGACCGCTTCGGTCAAGAAGAGTTTTTTCTAACAGACCAACACGGCAAATTTAATAATCTAAGTTACTTGACAAAGACAGAACTTTGTGATAAATTAAATATACTTTAACATACGAAACATACGTTAACATAAGGAGACATAAGATGTCATTATCCGCTCTTAAGAAGCAAAACTCACTCGACAAACTACTTGGCGCAGTCCAAGCAGAGTCAGCACCCCAAGAAAAGAAGTCCTACGTTGATGAACGTATCTGGAAGCCAGTCATGGACAAGTCTGGTAATGGATATGCAGTCATTCGTTTCCTACCCGCAGTAGAGGGTGAGGACATGCCTTGGGCAAAGATTTGGAACCATGCTTTCCAAGGTCCAACTGGTCAGTGGTACATTGAGAACTCTCTCACCACTGTAGGTCAGAATGACCCTGTATCAGAGTATAACACTCGTCTGTGGAACTCTGGTGTAGAGTCAGATAAGGAGATTGCTCGTAAGCAGAAGCGTAAGTTGCAGTACTACTCCAACATCTATGTTGTAGAAGACCCTGCAAATCCTCAGAACGAGGGTAAGGTTTTCCTCTTCCGTTATGGTAAGAAAATCTTTGACAAGATCATGGAGGCAATGCAGCCTGCATTTGAGGATGAAAATCCTATCAATCCATTTGACTTTTGGAGTGGTGCAGATTTCAAGTTGAAGATTCGTAAGGTAGATGGATACTGGAACTATGACAAGTCAGAGTTTGCAGAACCATCTGCTCTGTTCGACAATGACGACGATATTGAGGCACTGTGGAAGACTCAGCATTCTCTTGCTGACTTCACTGGACCCTCTAACTTCAAGTCATATGACGAACTTAAGGCACGGCTCGATGCAGTTCTTGCCGGTACAGTAACGGTTGGTAAGGCAGTAGATGTCATGGAAGATGCACCAGTTGCAGAACCCAAGGTTGACACTTCCCCTGCACCAGCACCTACTGTGTCAGAGGAAGACGACGATGATGCAATGTCTTATTTTGAAAAACTCGCAAACGAGTAACTGAGTAAAGGGGGGAACCACATTCCCCCCTTTATTTTTAGAACTGTTCGTAGAATTTAGTACTCTGATCATCTATATAAATTGGGTGGGACACTGATGCACTACTGTTAGTAACTACGCTATTGTTTGGTGCAACAACTGTAGTGTTATTGCCACCAACTTTTGCAATTGTATCTCTCAATCTTGCTAGCTCTTTCGTCAGAGAATTTAATCTATCAACGTCTCCTTGATTAGAACCAACAGTTCTTTCCCACCAAGTAACTTCATCTGCATCTTTCTGTGCTTCTGCGACTCTTGCCTCTAATAGTGCAACCCTACTGTCGCTGAATGTGTTACGACCACCACCAAGAAGATAACTAAGACGCCCAAACCCTTCTTCTGCATACTTCCCTGTAGCGCCCTGTAACGCCATAAACATCCTTCCCCTACTGGTTTCTATTGCTGCCTGATCCTTCAATGCCTCTGGACCTAGACCATAGAGGAGAGCACTTTTTCCACGGTTGCCGGCAATCGCTTTGTTTGCGGCCTGAACGACCTGTTGAATCATAAACTCCTGATTTTTTTTATCTGCTCCCAAAAATACCTCTGATGATTTAATCTTAGCTATTGTCTCCGCTATAGACCTATCGAAGTATTCGGTTCTTTCCTTAAGAGTGGTCCCCTGTTCAATTGCTGAATCTCTTCTAGCAGCAAATAACACCGAAGCATTTCTAATCAATTGATTTATGTCTTGTGAACCCTCAATGACTTTTCCTTTGTTAAACATCTCCTGTGTTGCACGACCTCTTTTCGAGTCTGCTTGCCGCTGCTTTTTCTCTTTCTCTGCACTTCTGATTCGGTCTGCTTCTTGTCCTGCTGTTTGATTTTGCTTAACACTTTGATCCACAACATTTTTTATTTCTTCTGGAGTTTCTGCATTCTTTATTGCCTCGGTTAATCTTCTTGAGTCTTCCTCAACCTTCTTAGTAAACTCTTCAGACCGATCTTTGAGTAAAAGAAATGCACCAGCAGCAAAACCTAATCCGAGAAGAAGAGGTAAGCCAGGACCAACTATTCTTGCTAGACCTCCCAACTTTCCAAGTAGTCCTCTACCCGCCTTTGCCGCACCTTTACCGCCAGAAACTGCTGCGGTTCCTAAAGCAGTGGCAAGTCCACCTATCATTTTTTTGAGGGCACCCAATCCCTTTGCTCCTAGTAAACCAGCAAGAAATCCACCGCTTCCTCCTTCTTTTTTTTCAATCCCACCGCCAGTTAGTGCTGCAAGAATATCCCTGAGAATATCATTAGTACTCTCAGTCTTTTCCATTTCAAATGCTTGTTGGTCACTTCTTCTCTCTTCTTCAGCAGCACGATTCTTGTTGCCGGGACTTTTAGCATCACCCAGAGAAAATCCCATTCGATTCTTCTCTGCTGTTGCTCTTGCCAGTGCCGATTCTTCTACGACCTTTTCTAGGAATTTCTCAGGAGTGGTTTGATACCGACCCTTATCATCTACTTGCATACCGCCCGGTAAGACTTCCCTATCTTGCCTCTGCTGTAACTCTTTTAAAAGTTGCTCGTTCAGTCCTAGATTAGATTCTACATAACTCTTGAATGCTTTATCAACTGCCTCTTTCTTATTTGTGAGTTTTGCTTCTCTTTTGAGTTGCTTGAGTTGTGCTTTACTGATTGGGTCTTTACCACCCAATCTTTCACGGACCTCTTTTAGTGCTTGCCTTCTAATACGCGCTTGTTGCACGAACGCTATGGCGGTCTTTGCTTCTTGCGCGGCAATGCCTAATCCAAAGGCTTTAAGAACTTTGGTGAATATTACTTCAGAATTAACTATTCTGTCTCCAGCAACGTTTAACTGATTAGATGCTTTACGAAAGTCTTGAAGTGCTTTACCAAATTCTAAATCTTCTTGTGCCATTTTACTTCCTTTGTTTGTTGGCCTGTTCTAGTCTTTCTGCTTCTTCTTGAAGATGATTGACTGTAAGACCAACGTAAATATCTCTCTCAAAAGGCATCATATCTTCTATTTCACTTAAACTAAACTTATGATGATACATCATACTCCAATTTGTCTTATAGTAATTACTAACAGACATGTATGACATACTCAGATAAAAAAATCTGCTAGACCCTCCAGCATGTACTCACTCTTCTTTTTTGTCTTTGGATTTTTGATATCCAAAATATGACGCAACTTCGGCATAGTCGTAAAGAACTCCTGTACCCTACTAAACATATCTGTTGTCATGTCATCAAAGAATTCAGAGAGTTCCTTATCTGACATATCAACCCGTTTATAAACATCATCACCAAAGTGAATTTCATCAACACAAGTCTGCATCATCTTTAGTGTGCTCTCCGTCTCATCTTTTTCATCAAAACCATCAAGACTTCTCAGTGTTGGATACTTCATAAACATCTTAATATTATCAGTCAATTGGACTTCGTTGGTGTGGTCAACGCTCATCTGAACACCAACTTCACTATAATCAATTGTCACATCAACTCTGGTCTTTCCATCATCAGGGCAAACAACACTTAATGTTGCAGTTTCACCAACAGATTTTGACCGCACCTGTAGAAAGATATATTCTGCATCAAATACTGGTGCATTAGAACCATCGACGGAACCAAACGTACACTCTGTGACAATTGTCGATAGTGCATTACTGACACTGTTTGATTCTTCACTTTCCATTGCCATCAATAGAAGTTTTTCTTCCTTTACGAGAAATGGTCTATACTTAATTTTCTCCTGTGTTGATGGTACAACTAGTTCATACTCTGGAATTTGTAGTTTGGGTAATGCCATAATATTTCATCCTTTATAGTCTCCGAAGCACTTTCGGTATATTACTTAGTATCTGTCTTGAAACACCATTTGCAACGGTGTCAATAATGTTGTTCATAATGTTTGGTCCCTCCTGATTTTGATCAAGAGGTGTCCAGTATCGAAACGACATGTTCACTGTTATTTTAAGGTTCTCGTTGTTTGATCCATAACTTAGGTCACTACCGTTAATGCTCTTTGGGAACACATCCCACAGTTTGAGTCCATACCTTCTCTGGTCTTGTTTATCAAGCAAATATATGTCAACGAATCCTATGTAGTCTTTGTAGTATCCCACGTTCCAAGTCTGAGGATCAAAGGCTGCACGTTGCCAGTTCTCAAAGAACACTCTTTCTTCTAGATCAGAACTTGCTGAGAAGGACATAGCAACTTCTTCTGCATACGTCACACCTTCTACGATATCTCTTGTTGGACCATAGATATTTGAGTCTGTTGCCGTTGCCAGGTTGATGCCGGGAAGCGTTACTGACTCACACCGTAGACCAATTCCTCTTGCGTCACCACCCTGTGGTGATTGTCCTATCACTGATGCCGCCGTATTCATGATTGATGATGCCACGCCGAGTTTCCCCGTTGATGGTGGAAACAGATTTACCTCATATCGGTTTGGTGATGCATATCCCTCATTAGAGTGAAATGCAGACAGTACATCATTGAGAACACCGATTGCGGTTCCCTCTAAAAAGTTTGGTAGAATGGCCATTAGATCATGCTCCTAGATTCTTTCCATACCTCAGCCGCAGATGCCTTCTTGAACCTCTGCACTGGTAG